CGACGAGATCGGGAAACCCTTGTCCGACTGTGTGAGTCGGGACAACCTTCGCGCCGATCTTGCGTAACGCTGCAATGACTTCAGGCTGATTGCGGTCTGCTTTGGCTGCGTATTTCATGCTTTACGGTCTGATTTTATAAAGGACCAAAGTTCTTTCTTCGCGCGCTCGGCGCACTCGTCACCGGCTTTGCCTCTCACTCGCTCGACGATCGCCTTAGCAACCCCGTATTCGCCGCGGCGGCCGTCGCGTACCGCCTGCATAAAGTCGCGCAGGGCTTCGTCGCGTGTCAGCACCAGGGAATGTCCGCCAGGCTGACCGTTCGGCGGATGAACCAGCAACCGCCAGCGTTGCCGTACTCGGTGTATGCGGATAAGTGCGGGAAGATGGCGGTGTGCATGGCGGGCTCGATTTAGCGGATGTCCAAACGCTGGCCGCGCACGAGGCGGCAGCCAGGCACTTCAAATCCATCTTTCAATGCGGCCGCGATCAATTTGCGATCGGGAGCAGGGGCGGGCGCAACCGGCTCCGTCTTGTAGTTCGCCGGGATCAGCGCTTCGTCGTCGATGGCGACGGCGGGCGGGTTCTGCGCGATCTTGATCTTGAAGAACGGCGTGCTGATGGCGTCGCGGCCGGCGAGCTGCAGCCCGTCGAGCAGGTACTTGCGGATGCGTGCAGCGCGGTTTTCCATCGCCTTAGCGCGCTCGGTCATGGCCTTCGCATGCTCTTTGATCTGCTCGGCTGTCGCTTCCAAATTGCGCGCGACGAAAGCCGTGTTCATCGCCTTCGCTTCCAGGTCGCCGCCGATCGACTCGAGCGTGTCGTTAAACGTGGCTTCGTCCAGTTCTAGGTCTTGCAGCTTCTGCGCGTCGGCGCGGTATTCGCCGGCAATTTCGAACAAGTTCATGGCGGTTCCTCTGGTTATCCGCTGCTGTTCCGCAGCGGTATCGGTTCATCAATAATACCGCGAAACGATGCTATCAGGGTATCGTATTAGAATAAATTTTTGCCATGACGGATCGCGTGCGGCGCAACTCGTCGTGTTCGCGCAGATCGAGGATCAGGCGCAGGGCGTCGCGGCGCATGGTCGCCTCGGCTATGTCGATCTCGGCGGTGCGGATCTGCTCACGGATCACGTCGAGCGGTACGATGGTGGCAGGAACGTGTTCGAATGCTTGGGCGCGAGCTGCGGCGCTGTCGATGTCTGCGAATAACTTGTTCATTTCGTTTCCCCTGTGAGTCCGCGCCATTCGAAGCCACCTTCGCGCTGCGCTTCCTTGCTGACTTTGTGCTTGCACGACTCTGCGCCGTCGGGCGTCTGTGCCGTGAATCCCCAAAATTCCCCGTTCCAGTAGCTGAACCAGCGTCCTACTTGCTTCGAGCCGTTCGGCTTCTTGCGGACCTCATACGCGCCGATGTGAACGGGCATAACGTGCTTCGGAAACCAATCACTTACTGACTCCATGAGATTCCCCTGTGCGCCGCCAGCCAGGCCAGCGGCGCGGTAGTTGTTTTAGAACGGGATGTCATCCGACATTGAATCGAAGCCGCCGGCGACCGGCGCTGCTGCGCGCTGCTGGCCTTGTGCCTGGCGCGCGGCGCGGTGGCGCAACGTTGCAATGAACTTGTCGGCCTGAGCGGCGACAACCTTCTTGTCGAGGATTTCGCCCGCCATCATGTTGTCGGCCGCGCGGAAGCAACCCGCGAGCAGAACGCGGATGCCCGTCGTGCCGTCGTTCTTCGGATAGTCCTCGGTGTCGAACATCACGCCGATCGGCTTGTTCATCAGCGCCGGGAAGCCTTCGACTTGCATTTCTTGGCGCGCGCCGACGTCGCGGTTCCATTTCTTGACGGCGACCAACTGCGGCTCAATGTTGCGGATGCCGAGACAGGTGAGCAGGGCGCTCACGAGTTTCATGCTGCTCGGGATTTCCTTGCCTTGGCGGTCGAACGTCCAGATCGTGAACTGCGCGGCCTGCTTGTCGGCCGTCTCGAAATCGAAGTCGATGCCTCGCGCGCCGTTCTTGCTGGTGACGTCCTCAGCGCGCAGGAACGATCCGATATAGGCGCCGGGTTGATCGATGCGGCCGAAACGTTCGTCGGCTTGGCGGGCGGCTTGGGGGTTCAATGCGTACATGTGCTCTCCTGAGCTAGGTTCGTGGTTTCAGATGGTTCTGAAGGAGATCGCCAGTTAAGCGGCCTGGGGAATGCCGTAATACTCTTGAAGCGCCTCGTCGACCATGTTCAGGTCGTTCGGGATGCGTTCGTCCGTGAACAGCCCCATCGGGCTTTTCACCGTGTCGCGTCCGTTGTTGCGCGTGGTGAAGGTGTATTCGCCGTCGACAACATCGGTCTTGAGAACGATCGTGAACAATCCTTCGACCGTGATCTTTTCATCCAGCAGCTTGCCGATCGTCTTGGCCTTGGTGTGCCCTGAGTCGAGCTGTTCGCTATGCGTGAGGATGTAGACGCGAACGTCGTCCGGCAGGTTGTTTGCCGCCGTCAGAACGTCCCATGCGTGCTTGCCGATCTCGGTGAACTTCTGAAAGCCCGCTTCGGCGCTGCGGCGCATGTATTCGTTCGCCAGCAGGTACTGGAAATCGTCGATGACGATCGTCTTGCGCTTCGTCTTGTTCATGATCTCGACGATGCGATTCGCGTCATCGGTCACGAACATGTTGCCGGTCGGGTTGTCCTTGCTGATGTAGCTCCAGCCAGCTGCGCGGAACGGAAGCGGCTTCTTAACGACCTGAATCAAAAGGGTCTGCGCAGGATTGAAATTGCGCATTGCCGTGCTCTTGCCCGTACCGCTCTGACCGATGACCATCGTTGCTGTGCTCATACCCGTTCTCCAGTTCGTAAAGTTCGTGTTCTTCGGATTCGATTTGCTGCTGCCACTCGGCGCCGGCGCTCATGAGCCGATCAGGTTCGCCACAATCACGACGATGGCGGCCAGCGAGGCGAAGGCAAGGGCGGTGCGGCCGGGGAAATAGAGAAGCGCGATGTCGAGCCGGTCGCCGAGCGTCAGGCGAAGGTCTTTCACGTCGGTGTTCTTCGGGAAAGTCAGGGTATCGCAACTAAGTGCCGTGACGGTATCGCATTCGGACAAAGCTTCGCCGGTTGCGGACGATTGCTGCGATCCGTGGATGGTGCCAAGTGCCGATAAGCCTTGCAGGACGGTGTTCATGGGCGGTTCCTCTGTGGTTTTGGTTGTTTGCTGCTGTGATTAAAGAATACCGCCACGGTATCCGAAACGCAAGCAAAGAATCGGTTTATTTTGTGCGCTTCGTCACTTTCGATACATGTCGACGCGGCGCTGCTCGCGCGCCTGCGACTGTGCGAGTTCCAGCACTGTCTGCGCATACAGGTCTGCGACGCCGGTCATCAGCGAGCGCAGCAGGTCGACGGAATCGGGCGTCGGGCCGCTTGTCATGCTGCTGGCGACGCGATCGAGCGTCTTGCGGGTGTTCATGTAAATCTCGGCTGTGTTCATGCTGTTCTCTGTGGGGTTAAATGTCTTTTGGGATCCAGCCGCGTCGCGCGAAGGCCGGCGTCAGCTTCTCGATGGCGCTCTCGCGTAACAGTGCGACTTCCGGCGCGATCTTGGCCGCGATGCGGGAGACGGTCGCTTGGTTCACGCCACACTCGCGCGCGAGCTGCACCTGGCTCGGGCAATAGCGCTCTCCGTACACGAACTCGCGCATCAGCGTCATGCGGACCAGCGTGCGGTTCCTGTTCGCGCTCTCGAATAAGCAGGTCAGGCGATCGATCGCCGCACAGCGTTCGCCCTGTTCGCCGCCATATGAGGCATCGAGAACGGCTTGCTGATCGAGCGACAGGTGAGAGGCGATGACATCGAGGACGAAGCGCGCCTGCGCCTTCTTCTCGTTCGTCGAGAGCATCATTCCGCCTTCCTTGCCGGTGTACTCCTTGATCTCGCCGACCTTGACGCCTAGGAGGGCTCGCCATGAGAACGCGAACGACAGAGCTGCTTCCATTGACCGGAACAGCGGTACTCCGGACAGCGCTTCGTCATCACACGAAGCTTTGCGCAAAGTGAGCGTTCCCCGAATCGAATTTGCCCCACTGTCCAGATGCAGCCCTTGCATGTCATTTCCTCGCGTCGAATTAGTATCTGAAGCGGGTCGCCAAACTCGTGCGCCCGTAAGTCTGGTGTGTCGAGTGGGGCGTTAGTGGGTCGTTTCACTGGATGCGAATAGATCGGGCGCCGCCTGGATCGTCTTGACGGTGCGGCCGGTGTGGGGGCATCGACGAGTCGACGGCTCAATTACGTGTCCATCGGCGCGCAGCTCTGCCACACGCGCGCAGACGCTGCTCAGCCGCATGCCGGTCAGGTTGGCGATGTCCGTGCGTGACAGGGCGACGCTCGGGATGGTGCGCAGCAGGGCAAGGATCTGCGCATACTGGCGCGCGGTGGTCCCGTCATCGCGCACCGCGACGAACGCCTGGAAGCTCGTCGACGCAATCATGGTTTCTCCTGCTTCGGCTCAGGCTTCGGCGCAGGAACCGACCAAGCGCGCGCCATGACTTTGAAGAACATCCAATACGCGAGGGCGGGGCTCATGCTGCTTCCGCCATCTGGCCCATCAGCCGCGCGCGGCAGACTGCCTGCATCGCTGCCAGCGTCTCAGCGCCCTTGAATGTGATCGATCCGGCCGGCGCTTCTCTGCGCACCAGGCGCCACAACGGGGCCGTGCGGAAACGGTACTTGCCGAGCGCTTCCACTTTCGACTGATCGAGCAGGCGCCCGAGCGTTTGGCAGACGGTCGCGACACAGATGCCGATTTCGTCAGCGATCTCTGCGGCCTTCGCGCCTTCCGGGCGCGTGGCGAGGTATTCGATGATGGCGGCGCTCATGCTTGCGCCTTCTTGTCGGCTGCTACGCACCAGATGCGCAAGCCGCCTTCAACGGTGCGCGCGTCGAATGCTTTGCCGGTGCGGCGCGTGTGCGAATGTGCTGCAGCGCGTGCGCCTTGAGTCGCGCGGGTGTCGCCAGGAACAAAGAACGAGTCGCCGATCAGCATGTCAGCGAACGGATACCGCGGACGCCGGCCGCGCTTCACTTGCGGCATTGGCACATTTTTGTCGATGGTGAAACCCCGCGATAACCCTTCAGCGGAATTAAAAGATTCCTTCAATGCATCCATTTAGCGTTCCCCGGTGGCATTTTTGCAACTTTGTTATGAGGTATCGTCCGTTGCTCGCAAACGTGAAACTTTGCTTACTTACTCGGGATCCGATTCCGTCATAGTATCGTAATACCAGAAAAAAAGCACTAATTTCCGCTCAGTCGAAACCCCTATTTTTCGTCTTTTGCTCGGACTGGCGGCCGTATGGGCGGCCGTGCGCCAGATCAGCAAAGCGCGTCTGTTCGCCGATGAATGCGAGCCCGGTGATACCGGTTTCGCCTTGGCGCTGCTTCGTGCAGATAACCTCACAGACGCCGCGATCCATCGAGTCGGGGTTATAGACTTCATCGCGGTACAGGAACAGGATCGTGTCGGCGTCGGCTTCGATGTCGCCGGAATCCTTCAGGTCGGACGACAGCGGGCGCTTATTCGGGCGTTCCTCGCACTTTCTCGAGAGCTGCGAGAGAAGGACGATCGGAATGTCCAGTTCCTTCGCCAGGTTCTTGAGCCCCTTCGTGAGCGCGCCGATCTGCAGGTCGCGCCGTTCCTCGTCGCCAGTCGCCATCAGCCCGAGGTAGTCGACGACGAGCATCGACAGCCCATGCTTGCGCTTGATCGCGCGCGCCTTGTTGCGCACTTCGAGCAGCGTCAGGTTCGGCTGGTCGTCCAGATACAGGTGCAGCTCGTTGATCCGCTGGCCGGCGTGCGTGACGCGCTGCCATTGTTCGTTGTCGAGCTTCGCCGGGTCGCGCAGTTGCCCCATCGGGATGCCGCCCATCGCCGACACTAAACGCTGCTGGAGCTGCACGTTCTTCATTTCCATCGACAGGAACAGGACCGGCGCCGTCTGCGCGACGTTGGCCGAGATCGTCAGGGAGAACGCGGTCTTACCCATCGACGGGCGGGCTGCGACGATCACCAGATCGCCGCCATAGAAACCGCCGCCGAGCTTGCGATCGAGATCCGTCAGGCCAGTGGGAACCGGCTTGATCTTGCCGTCGATCTGGTGCTCAAGGTAGTTCAGGTATTCCTGCAGCGAGTCCGACGCGCGAACCGGCTCCGACTTCACGATCGCTTCGCCGAGCTTTTCGAGCTTCGTCGACGCGCGGTCGATCAGCACCGCAGCGCTGTCGGGCGTCGTGCCGACGGAATCTTGGATCTCATGCGACAGGGCCAGCAGGCCGCGCTTCTGCGCCCGGTCGCGCACGATCTCCGCATAGCGCGCGACGTTTGCCGAGCTCGGCGTGTTCTGCGCCAGGTCGTTGAGATACGCGAGCCCGCCGACATCTGCCGCCCGGCCCTTGGCTTGCAGGCGCTCGAAAACGGTCATCACGTCGGCGCCGACGCTGCTGGAGATCAGCGCGACGACTTCGAGGAAGATCGCCCGGTGATCGCCGCGAAAGAAGTGCTCTGCGCGCAGGTCGCCGATACGGTCGATTGCGTCGTTGTCGATCAGCAGGGCGCCGATGACGGCCTGCTCGGATTCGACGGAGGCGGGCACGGCCCGTTGAAGGTCATTCGCGCTCATGCTTGCTCCTTGTGTTCTTTTTGAACCTGCTTGCCGCGCGTCGTCAGGCCGCAGCTACCGTCATCGGCGATAAACCACAACTTGAACCAGTTCTCGCGCACGGCATTGCGGAACGTGGCGCGCCAGTCCTTGTACTTCTTGGAATCGTCTTCAGCGTAACGGCGTTTGAATTCCAGCCATGCGTACAGAATGAAGTCGTGGTTCATCTGGAGCTTGTCTGCATAGGCGAAGATTGAATCGTCTTCAGGGATGGCTTTCTCGCCGCTCGTCTTGCATGCTTCCAGCCAGGAAGCCAGGGGGAGGGAGGCGCGCGCAGCGCGACTGCGCGAAGCGCTTTTCTGTGTAGTCTCTGTTGTAGTCTCTGTTCTATACAGAAGAAGGTTGGACTTTGCCGCCTTGGATGATTGCAATTTGCCATCATCGGAAGATTGCAATTTGCCACCTTCGACGGCTGCAAGAACGTCGTAGTCGATGCGGTAGTACATCGTCTTGTCGAAGGCATTTTCAGCCAGGCATTCGCCGATCAGCAGCCCGCTTTTCTTCAGGGATGCCAGAGTGCGTCGCACCGTGTCTGGCGACCAGAACGGGAACTGTTTCTGCCACGTGGCGACGGTGTTGTAGACCCATTTCTGACCGTTCACGATCTTGCCGGCGCCTTCCATGCCGTGCCAGTAGTGGATTTGCTGGAGCACGATGGCTTCATTCAAGCCTATGGCAACCGCCAGCTTCGGTAATACCTGTAATGGGTATTCGTTTATCAACAGCTTGCTCATTACTTTCCTCGAATGGTGCGCTTGAGCGACTGGCAGAGCAGGTGAGCCTGCATCTGCTTCGCTTGCTTGGTCTTTAACTGGCCGATGTTCTTCGCCATCGCTATCTGGCGAGCTGCTGTGGCGCGCCGGTTATCGTTCACGGTCCCTCCGCAAGAGAAACGATGCCGTAATAGTACGCGATGCTTTTATAGATGTCCACGCAAACGCGTTGCGGCATGCCCTAAGTACGTGAAAACACTAGAAATAGGCTCCTATTGCGGTTGCTTTTTAATTTAAAACACAGGAACATACTGGAAACGATGCCGCGGGCTACGGCGCACTCAACCGAGGGACAGAAAGTGACAATCGAAACGGTGGATCAGGTTCGTCTGCGGAACCTGAAGTTCCTGCTGGAGCAGTTCAAGGACGAGATACGGTCGCAGTATCCGGAACACCCCGAGCGGGGCATGCTCAAGCTGTTCGCTGAGAGAGTGGGGATCAGCGTAATCAATTTCAGACAGATCATGAGCGGCCACAAGCTGGCCGGCCCGAACATCCGGGACCGCATAGAGGATGCATTGAGCCTTCCGCGCGGCTGGCTCGACTCCGACCACTCACAGGACCAACTCGCCAAGGATGACGACGCCAAGGCCTTCTCTGACTCCGTGATGGCGCTCTACAACCAGGCGCCCGAGGCAACCCGCATCGCCATGTTTAAGGTCATGAGCGCGCTGGTGACGAACAAGCCACTAGAAGCGCTCGTTGGCGAGCAAGGGAAACGAAGGAAATGAAAGATTCCCCTAAGAAACCGTTGAATCTATTACGCATTTAGCTTTCGGTTGACAGAATAATTACAACGATCGGGAATTATTTCGCTAACGTTTGCGCCGCGTAATATTTCCTTACCGAGCCGACAAAAATGCAACATTTCGCAACGGAAAACGCTTGCTTCAGCATATGATAGGGACTATTGTTATGCCATCGTTTCAGAGGAAACGATCCCCTAACAGATCTGTGAAGGCAACAATAAATGACCGGTGCTCAAACTTCGTCGGCGTCGTCCAATCCCATCGCGGCCCTCGTAGAGCTGCCGTCCGAGTTATCGGATACGTGGACGGACATGGAAGTCATTCGCGCCTTCTGTAGCGCTATTCCCGCCCATAAGCGTCAGGAAGCACTCGCCGCGCTTCTCGCGCTGGCTTGCTGCCAGCAAAACGATGCCAAAAAAGTTTCATAAGTCGCTTGACGCATCTGCATAAGATTCGTAGAATATCTTCACCATGTCCTCATTGCGTCATACGCAATTGAATCTGGTTCCTTCCGCTGTCGCTTAGACAGCTTTGCTGCTCGCCTCCGGGCTTGAGCAGCGCTTTTATTCCATAGCCGTCGCCTGAGAGATCATGCGGCGGCTTTGTGCTTTATGCCACCGCGATCCCCGTCGCTGACTGATGGAAAGACATCACTCTCACGCATGGCGGTTAGGCAGAAATGCTGCTTCGATAAGTGCGACCTCAGTCGTTAGCCGCCAGTCGTGAGAGTTAAGTCGCGGCAGCACGCTTGCCAGTGGATTACCGAAAGGTGACTGGCGATGTTTAGCGCACCAGGCTGTCAGTCGGGACGCCGACGCCAGATCCGCGCTGTAACTGGCTACAAACAAAAAAGCCCGCGCATGGCGGGCTTGTCGATCAGTGGCATGGGTGATTGGGGCTCTCTAGTCGCTCCATCCATTTAACGGCTTCCTCCTGGCTGTCGATGCGAATCCAGATATCGACGAGATTCGACAGGATCGCGTATGAGCGCATCGTGTTCCGCTCCTTGAGCGCTTCGCGGATCTGCGTCAGGAAGTATTTCGCGATGTTGCTCTGAAGCGCACAAATGATGTCGTCGTCGGACATAGCTTCGATGCGCTGCTCGATCAGCTCGTCACGCTTCTGTGCGATCAGTTCGTCGCGCTGCTCGGCCGCGTCAATGGCGGCTTCGATCTTGGCGTCGGGCGCTTCGTGTAACCAGTAGTTGATGTCGGCTTGGTTCATGGTTTTCTCCGTAGGTGAGAGTGCATGGCGAAACGATACTAATAAAGCGATGTTTTAGCAAGCACTTTGCGCAAGTACGCGAGAACGCGGATACAAAGCGTGAAGCGTGCCCCATAAGCGAATCGGAAAAAGATACTTTGGAGGGTCAGATGATCGTGAGCATTCTGTTCGTCGTGCTGTTCGCATGCGTGGTGCTGGCGATCGTCATGTGCGCCGCTGAGTACGACCGCGGGCTTGAAAGCAGGCGTGATCCGCACGCCGATCTGGCTGACGACATGCACCTTGCCAAAGTGGCGAGGATCGCTGACGCAATGATTGCTGATCGAGAGAAGGCATTCGCCGACTACCTGCAAACGCCGGGTAACGCCGTGCCGGTAATCCGGAACAAGACAGGGGGTAGCGCTTGATTGACTTAAAACTTGGCGATTGCCTGGAAGTAATGCAGACGATCGCTGATAAGTCGGTCGATCTGATCCTGTGCGATTTGCCCTACGGCACGACGGCTTGCAAGTGGGATTCGGTGATTCCGTTCGATGCGCTATGGGCGCAGTACCGGCGCATAGCAAAGCCGAACGCGGCGATTGTGCTCACGGCCGCACAGCCTTTCACTACTCGACTTATCGCGTCTAATTTCGACGAATTCAAATATTCTCTCGTGTGGCGCAAGAATAAAGCGACTGGCTTTATGCAAGCAAAGACGAAGCCGCTAAATGCGCACGAGGACATTCTTGTTTTTGGGCGCTTCAAGATCGCGGCTCAGTATTTCGCGGGCACATATAACCCGCATGGCGTAGAGGACGCAGGGCTTCGTGAGTACAGCAATTCGCGCAATGCGGATCATATAACGGGAAATCGGGCGCCCGGCGTCGCAAAGAGTGGCAAGGGATACCCAAAAAGCGTTCTCGAATTTGCGAGCGAAACGAACACGGTCCACCCTACGCAAAAGCCCGTCGCTCTGATGGAATACCTCATTCGGACCTACACGAACGAAGCCGACACGGTGCTTGATAACTGCATGGGTAGCGGCACAACCGGCGTCGCATGCGCCAACACCGGCCGCAAGTTCATCGGCATCGAGCGCGATCCCAGCTACTTCGCTATTGCGACGAACCGCATTGCGGGCGCTCAGTCATTGGAGGCTGCTTGATCGACTTTCAGAAGGCCGTCGACACACACGGCAGCATTCGCGCAGCAGCTCGGGCGCACGGCATCGCAGAAAGCACGTTCCGCGACCGCCTGAAGGCAAAGCGCGACGTCGAACTGACCATCGCTGAGAATAAGGTCATCAACACGCTTGCGATCCGCAATGGCTCGATCGTCATCGGCTCAGACGCGCATTACTCGCCGAAGCTCATCACGACCGCGCACAAGGCGTTCTGCAACGTGATCGCGGAACATGCGAGCGATGTTAAGGCCGTCATTCTGAACGGCGACTTGCTCGACGGCGCCCGGATCAGCAAACACGCGCGCATCGGCTGGCAGAAGACGTACAGCGTCAAGGACGAGCTGGAAGCCGTCCGCGAGCGCTTGAGCGACATCGAAAGCGCCGCGCGAGGCATGAAGCTGCTTCGCACGATCGGCAACCACGATATTCGGTTCGACAGCCGCTTGGCGCACGCCGCGCCGGAATACGAGGGCATCGCAGGCTTTGCGCTGGCCGATCACCTGCCGGCGTGGAAAGACAGCTATCGCATCGACGTCAACGCCGACACTGTGATTATTCACAGCGTCGCCAACGGGATGCATGCAGCCTACAACAACGTGGTGAAGGGCGCGGGCTATCACATCATCACCGGCCACACGCACCGCCTGCAATGCGTCCAGTTCCGTGGATTCGGGAAACTGCGATACGGCATCGAGACGGGCATGCTGGCCGATCCAGAGCAAGACGAGTTCCACTACCTGACCGGGCGCAATGCGAACTGGCAGAGCGGCTTTGCCGTGCTGACGTGGCGCGATGGCGAATTGCTGCACCCGGAGTTCTGTTCTGTCCGGGATGACGGCAAGGCGTACTTTCGCGGGCAGAGGATGGCATGAGTCGCATCGACCCGCACGTTGACATCGACACGCTCTGCGACGCGCTGGCTATCGCAATGAGCCACATGTACGCAACAGGCGCGATCGACATGAGCGAGGACGCAGCAGAGATGCTTGCGATCCGC